GAGCCGTAAGTAGCAGCCGCAACACCTGTGACATCAATGCTAATTGTTCCAGTTGAAGTGATCGGACCACCTGTTAAACCTGTGCCTGTAGCCACTGAAGTGACGCCAGAGCCTGAAGCTAAAGAAACCCACGCGTTATTTAAATACGCTTCTAATAACCCTACACTTGAGTTATAACGCAGTGTGCCATTTATAGGTGAACCTGAACGTTGACCAGTCGTACCTGCGGGCAAACTTACACCTGCATTTCCTGGTAACTGTGGATTAGCAGTAATACTTATAGTAGGATTACCGCCTACCCCAGTTCCATTAGCTACGTCTATTTGATTAGCAGTACCTGTGATAGTCGCTGAAGTTATCGCACCTCCAGTGGAAAGAGCAACTAACCCATTAAAACTTGCGTTCGCAAAGTTTAATATTTGACCGCTTAACGATAACGTCGGATCACCTGAAATACCTGATCCATTACTAATTGCAATACCATTACCTGAAACTGCAATAGATCTGTTCGTAATTGCAGTTGAGCTGGTTTTTACTTGAAAACCTGTTCCTGAATTAACGAGAGAAAGGAGAGCTCCTGTAGAAGTAATATTTAAAACACTTTGCGCGCCTCCGTCGGTAATCGTTAAACCATTAGTCGCGCCTAAATATCTACTGTTTGCTAAACTAGGTGTATTGCTAACAGTGATAAAAGTTTGCGTTAAAGACGGGCTTGTAGTTATAGCACTTACTGTGGTTTGTACAGTTTGACCATTCTGAACGACTGGGACTAGCTCAGCACCAGTTAAAGAAACTGGAGCTGCTGGAAGTTGTGAAATTCGTATATTTGACATATTAAGGGCTTAAGTTGTCAAGGTTGCCGTCATTTTCATCTTCAGACGTCTCAGGTGCAATACCGTATTCTCCTGGAGTAGGAGTAGGGCTTTGTATAGTCGGATTATTTACTATATTAGGATCAGTTGTAATTGCATCTTGATCCTCAGCAACATCATCATCTGGTCTAGGAAAACGAATCGAAATCTTTTCAGATTGTCTAGCTGGTAAACGATAAGGGTCAAATTGATCTGAACAGCCCTCACTGCAAACTCGTATAGCAGGAATATTACCATCTGGTCTCATCTGAGAATAAGCGCGTTTCATCTTGCATCGATCGCATATGGCGATGCTTAAAACTGTTTCACCCATTGTATCTAACCAGACGCTCATGTTGTATAATAACTTATATTAGGTGCAAAATAAATGGGTGACTTATCACGTTCTTCTTGTTCAGCTTGACTCCAATATTTTTCAGCTTGAAGTTCACAATAAGCGATTCTAGCAGGTTCAGTATTAGGAAGTTCCATTGACATTTGATGAGCTAGCATATTTTGAATAGCTAAATACCAACGTTGTGGAATTTCTATTTCACCATTCAACGCGCCAACGTCTTGAATTTGACGATGTAACCAGAGCTCTAATTGAGGTTGAATACTGTTAGGCACTGGCCAAAGTTGCATTGAAGGTTGTGGAATAGTTCTATCAAACCAATATTGCAGTGGGCGCAGAGCTTGAAAACTTCGATTCGGCAAACTTGAATAGTCATCACGATTCATACGCGACATATTGATTGACAAAGGTGAAGTCCCGAATACGACCTGATAGAACCCCATATTTACGCCTGCGGTCTGAAGTATTCTCCAGTATGGCTGGGTTTCAGAAGCCTCAAAATCATAATAAATCCACTCACCAGCTGTCCAAGTTGTCGCTCCAGGACTCTCAAGAGTAACCCAAGTGGAGTTGTCGGTAGAATATTGAATCTGGATGGTTGCAGAGCCTGAAACCGCTGGTAAAATACCTACTGTAGTGATGAAAACAGGGTTTCCAGAGCCTGTATTGATTCCGATAGTACCAGTGTTAGTCGTTAACTGGCAGATGCTCTGACCGACTCCGTCAAAGGCATTAGCAGTTACTCCTGAAGAACTATTAGCGCCTGTAGTGATGGCAGTCAATGTTCTGTAGTTCGCATTCAACACGTCAACAGTTCCTACAGGCAAATAGTAATATGTCTGATCCGGAATTAGCCCAATAATAACTTTATTGATACACCAATACTGAATTCCTCGATTAGCTAGGTTTGAAAGAACATAATACAAACTTTGTTTTGATGCTTGTATTTGTTCTACAGTCAATTCTTCGGCAAGTTTTCCTGCGCGACGAGCACCGCTATCTATTAAATTTTGAACAGTAATAACTGTTTGCCCGACTGTGCCACTCGTGCTCATTTACGACCCTTTAATAGTTTTTCTTAACTTTCCCACCATCTTTGCAATTCCAGCGACGTAACGAAGCCTTAGCTCGTGGTGCATCACCTTTTGCGTGTTTTACTACTCCCGACATTCTAGCACAGAATGATTTTTTACGACCTTTTTCTTTTTCAGATTTAGGGTTTGGAGCAGGTGCTTTTAAATTGCTACCTGTCTCTCGGTTTGCTTTTTCCCTGCCTTTAGCGGTTAATCCTGCGCCTTGGCTTGTTGGTAATTTTTCACCCCGCCCTACTGTTAGCGACAAACCGCCATCTTTTTTCTTAGCAGTTTTTGCTGAATCAATGAAATCTTGTTTACTTGGAGCACCTTCAGCTCCTGGCTTACGCATACGCTCACCCGAGCCTGCAGCGATACGTTCACGCTTTGCATGAATATTAGCGTAGAGTCCACCGCCATCTTTCTTAGCAGCGCGTTTAGTCGCATAAGCAATCGCTACTGCTTGTTTCTGAGGCTTACCAGCTTTCATCTCCGTAGAAATATTTTTGCTAAATGCTTTATCAGATTTTGATTTGATTAATGGCATATTTTGTATTAATCTTCGTAACCTTTTACCATCTCTAAAATAGCCCAGTAAGTGTCTCCAGCAGAAGCGTCAGCAGTGCTGAAAACAATATCACCTGTAACACCTGCACCTGCATTATTGGTAATACCGCCAAAACCACTCATATCTAACGTCTGAGTTGCATTTGAAGAACTTAAGAAAAATGGAACATCAGTTGTAGCGTCAAAAAGCATTCTAACTTCCATACCATGGTTAGAAATATAAATTTTATTGACAGTAACTCGGTTACATGCTTTGCCTGATGCGCTAGGATTAAGTGTAGATACGTCTACCTTAAGAACAGCACTTTCACCCGTTCCGTCACTGATGTTTGTGAATTTCATGATAACCATTCGCTCGCCATCAATGAGTGTTTGGCTTGTGACTGCATCTGCCATATTATTTCTCCGTTAAAAGGTGGGAGCCGAAGCTCCCGACCAATTTAATACTTACACATTTTCCCGCCAGTTTTGTATCCGTCCATACCACCAGTCTTCATAGCAATATGACCGCCAGATTTGAAGCCTCCAGCGTTGCCATTGCGAACGCCACCAGTAGTTTTCTTAGGATTGACACGAGTTGCGCTTATTCCACCAGCTAGACCGCCCATCGTATCTGGACCAGCTTTAGGTGCGCCACCTTTTTTGAGACCACGATGAGCTTTAGAAGCAGGTTTGCCTTCATGTTTCTTGAGCTCCTTCTCTACTTTACCCATCTTTTTCATTTCAGCTTTATGCATAGCTGGAGTTTCGATTTTGCCACCTTTTTTACTCATCATAGGTTGAGCCATTGGACGAGCCATTGGCTTAGCAGCCATCATTGGTTTAGCCATTGATTGAGCCATGCGACGACGTTTAGGCATCATTTCAGGTGAAGCTGCAACAGGCAATGCACCGCCCATTTGCATCTTTTTAACCTTACCGCCTTTTTTGAGTTTAAGCTCAACGGAAGGCTCAGTCGTTTCCATCTTTGACATTGGTTTAAATTTTCCCATTTTGCTCTCCTATTAGGCTTGGGTTACACCGAGGGCACCAATACGAGTAGCGTTTGGTCCTGCCGCGATTGCTGGTAAAGCTATCGCCATCACAAGGCGTTTAATACCATCTGCCGCTGAGGAGGGCAAATAAGTTCCGCGTACATCACCAGTTGTGGTGGTCGCTGTAGCGGTAGCGGCAACAGTCAAAGTGCCAGCATCTTCAGCCAA